TGAGCAAAGTGTTATCGGCGCATTGCTGCTAGACCCACAGGGCGACAGAAGTCAGATGGTGTTATCCAGACTTCAGCCGGAAATGTTTTACCAGGCATCGCACAGGCTGATTTACGCAACAATCCGTGAGTTAAACCGAACCAGCAAGCCGGTCGACCTGATCACGGTAACTTCAGCACTGGAAAGCGCTGGTCAGTTAACACTGGCAGGCGGATTCTCATACGTCGCTGAGATCAACCACAGGACACCCAGCGCAGCCAATATCGTGGCATATGCCAATACGGTTCGGGATAAAGCTGTAGAGCGGCAGGCAATCGAGAAAGCCGGAGAAATGCAGCGGCTGTTTACTGAAGCCAGTGTTCTCAGCCTAGCCGAAAAAATCGATATGGCTCAGACGATGCTGTCCGATGTGGTGGAGAGCAGCAAAACAGGGCGGCAGTCAGGACTGACGAATATCTCTGCCGTGCTGGATGAGTGGGTTATCGAGGTTGAGGAGCGATTCAAAGATCCCGATGCTAACCGCGGCCTGAAGACTGGCATTACTCCACTTGATGCCATGCTTGCGCCGAAGTTCATTGTTCGTGGCTCCCTGTTCGTTGTTGGTGCGCGTCCAAAGATGGGTAAAACCACAGTCCTGACCGAAATGGCTAAAAACGTTTCAGATTCCGGATTGCCGGTCGCGCTGTTCTCGATGGAAATGACCAACAAGCAGCTGGCCGAACGGATGATCAGCCAGAAATCTGGAATCAGCTCCAATGCCCTGTATGACAGCGGTGATGAGTACGAGTGGGGGCTTATCAGCAAGGCAATGGGTGAGTTAAGTGAGCGCCCGAACATCTGGCTGGATGATACTCCGGGAATGACGCTGGCACACATTCAGGCGGAATGCCGGAAACTGAAACGCAAGACAGGGAAGATCGGGTTTATCGGGGTTGACTACCTGACGCTGATGAAGGCAGGCAAGGCAGACCGGAACGATATCGCATACGGCGAAATCACGAAGGGTCTGAAGCAGCTGGCAAAAGAACTCGATACCACTGTCGTTCTGCTTACCCAACTTAACCGCAAGCTGGAAGACAGGGCAGACAAGCGGCCGATGCCAAGTGACAGCCGCGACACCGGCCAAATCGAACAGGACTGCGATTACTGGCTGGGCATCTACAAAGATTCAGTCTACAACGACAACGCCGACAAAACTCTCACAGAGCTTATTGTGCGCCTTAACCGGCACGGTAAAGCAGGGACAGCATACGTCGAGCAGAAAGGCCTGTGCATGTTTGATATCGATCAGACTCAGGCGATGGTCAGAGCCGAACCACCGGCGCGGCATAGCCCAAGACAGAAGGACTTTTGATTATGGAACCAACGGATTTTGAAAAGTGGTGCGCGGGTGAGCTTGGCTATTCGCCGGAGTGGGTCATGATGCAGCGGAAAATAAACTTTTTCGGCGGACATGAATACAACCACGGTGAGATTGCGAAAAGATACCGCGCCTACATGGCCGGAGTTCGCAGTAGACTGCCGTACCAGACACCACCAAAAGGAGATGAAGATGAAATGGATTAAGACGAGTGAGCAGCTTCCCGAAATGGAAGTGCCGGTATTGGCCGGATGGTTTAGCGAGCACAGAGGTAAATTTGTCTGGCACTGTTTTTTGCGGTCAGACCCTGATGGTGAGGGCTGGATATGGTCTATAAGCACCGATAATTTTCTGAGTGATGAAAATTGGTTCGTGCAGGATGATGATTATCCAATAACGCACTGGGCACCGATGCCACAACCACCGGAGGAGTGATGAAATACATGGGAAGTAAAGCGAGAATAGCCAAGCATATTCACGCAAAAATAGCGCCGGCATTGAATAATTCAGGGGTGTATGTTGAGCCGTTTTGCGGCGGAATGAACATGACATCGTATGTTTCCAGGAACTGGTCTGGCGAAATCATCGTTTCTGACTCACACGAATATCTGATAGCTATGTGGTCAGCGTTACAGAACGGGTGGACACCGCCTGAGCACGTTACCAGAGAACAGTATTATGAAATCAAAGCCAATAAAGATGCCGACAAAAAGCTAACAGGCTGGGTTGGGTTTAACTGCTCATACGCCGGAAAGTGGTTCGACGGGTATGCTGGTGTTACCGAGACTAAAAACGGCATCCGTAATTATCAGGCGGAAGCGCTCAGAAATGTAATACAGCAGGTCGATTCACTGCGGCAGGTTGGCATAGTTCATTCTTCTTACGATGAAATGGCTATACCTGACGGTGCTGTTGTGTACTGCGACCCACCTTATTCCGGCGCGCGGAAATACAGAGATACCTTTGACTCTGAAAAGTTCTGGTGCTGGGTTCGTGAATTATCAGGACGCTGTCACGTGTTTGTCAGTGAATACAATGCACCGGATGATTTTGTGAAGATATGGGAAAAGGAGCTGACAAGTTCGATCAGCGCAAATCACCAGTCAGGAACCACCACGAAGTCTATTGAAGCGCTTTTTGTCCATGAATCGCGTGCGGGGTCGCTGATATGACGGAGAACACACAGGAGGTAATGTGGAAAACTTCTGCCTGCATAAATCCAACAAAAAACTGTTTTACGAGCAACTGAAATCACTACTGAGTACCCATCCGAAGTTAAGTATCACCGCAAAACCCTACCGCCCGAAACGAAGCCTTTCACAAAATTCACTCAGCCATGTTTGGTACAAAGAAATCAGCGAGTACCTGATTCGTGCCGGCCGGCCGTTTTGCACTGAAGCATGGGTGAAGGAAAGCCTGAAGGCGACATACCTCGGATTTGAAACCACTGAGTACACCGATGTTATCACCGGCGAGAAAACGCAGCGTGAGACGCTCAGGCGCACTTCAAAACTTGATAAAGGGGATATGCATTACTTTCTTCAGCAAATCGAATCATGGGCTGCACAGTTCGGTTTAATACTGACTACGCCGGAGGATTCGGAATATATGAAACTCAAAAGGAAGCAGGACGCATGAAGAAATCAAATTTACTTATGGCTCTGGCTGTTGGCTTGTCGGCGAATGGCCTTGTCTGGTCGCTGCGTGATAGCGCAAGAGCTTATCAATATCCGCTGTCACGCAACCGCATTACCGGCCACCGGAAACTAAACCGGCAGGCGCAGAAGCGGAGGAGAGCAAAGTGACAAGGGAGAAGAAAGCCTATATCAAAACCGCCGAACAGAAACAGGATGTATGCCTGCGGATAGTCCGGAACCTTCGCCAACTGGACAGTTTCACGGTGAAGGCGGTTTCACTGGCCGCTGAGTTAAAAATCATGATGGCGACCACGTTTGTCAAAATGATGGAAGACATTGGCAGTGTCCGCGTCAGCCACAAAATCGGAAAGCAGGTCTATTACGTTTTTGATGATTATGCCGTATCAAAAATTAAGGCTCACTTCAGCAGCTTTCCCGATAAAAAGCGTACCGGCACGAAGGTGGAAACGCCGGTATCTGAGCAGGAGGCCCGCTGTGGCTAAGAAAAGCAATATGAGTGAAAGAATGATGCAGTGGGCTGACGCAATACCTAAATTATTCCGCCCAAGGTGCCCTATGTGCAACGAAATCTTGAAGCAGGAGGAAGTTAGCGTCTGCGACCAGTGCGCCAGTGAATGTCCGCATCTGGAAGTAGTCGGGAAGATAAAAGGAGATGGTGATGATTAAGCGCATCCTGGGATACCTGAGTAATCCTTTCACTCTGAGCTGGGTAATATTGTTATTGCACTCGGCATCTATGAATACTGGGGGTGAGTATGGCTAACTTACGAAAAGAAGCACGCGGCAGAGAATGCCAGATCCGAATTCCGGGAGTGTGTAACGGAAATTCTGAAACGGTGGTGCTTGCTCATTATCGGATGCCGGGGTTGTGCGGCACCGGAATTAAGTCACCGGACATTTTTGGCGCATGGGCGTGCAGTGCGTGCCATGACGAAACAGATCGACGCACACGCCTCACAGACGCTGAGTATGCAAAACAGTGTCACCTTGAGGGTGTTATCCGGACTCAGGCGCAGCTGCTGGCAGAGGGGAAAATATCGGGATGAACCAATACCACCTTAAGTTGCTGTACCCGCCATCTCTAAACACGTACTGGCGACATGCCAGAGGTCGGCACTACATAGCAGAGAAAGGAACCAGATACCGACAGCACATCACAGAGCTAATCAGACAGCAAAACCTTGATATCAGCACCACATCCCGCATCAGAATCAGCATCACAGCAAATCCCCCGGACAAACGACAGAGAGACCTCGATAACCTGCCAAAGGCTGTTTTCGATTCGCTCACTCATGCCGGTTTCTGGAAGGACGATAGCCAGATTGATGATATGCGGATCAGGCGCGGTGAAAGGGTAAGCGGTGGGTCACTGGATGTCACGATATGGGAGATAGGGGATGAAACCTGAAATCACATCGATACCGGAAATGCTTATTAAGCACCACGGAAATATGACTGCACTGGCGAGCGAGCTGGGAATAAACCGGCATACAGTCAGGAAGTTTCACCGTGATACCCGGTGTGAAATGCACGTTATCTACAACGGCGTACTGATAACCAAATCCAAGATGAAGGGCAACCAGGGGAGAGGGCAATGAAAAGAGGTTCATTCACAGACTTGTCATGCTTCAGGACTGAAAAGCAACTCAGGGATAAGTGGGGCGGATCAGTAGAGAAGATAAAGAAATCGGATAGACCGCAGGCAAGATACCTTCTCACTTTATGGGGAATGCACTACCGCGGGGATGAAGCGCCAGGGGATTGCGGAATAAACATTATCGGAAAGCTAATGTCGCGTGACGAGTGGGATGATGAAACTGCCACCCTGATTCGCGTGACCATTGGTAACTGCAAAAAGCAGGGATATTCTGGCAACGAACTACTGGAAAAGGTAAAGGAAATTATCTCACCAAACAAATCAACGCTCGGCGCACTTCGACTCGCCAAAGAAAAAGATGACGCCGATGCCGTTGAATCCTGTATCAACAAAGCTTTCCCGCTAAATAATCCGCTTCGTGATGTGGTCATTAAACGATATAAGAACCGCAAAAGCCCGCAAAATGTTCTCGAATCATTAGCCAGAGAGATGGGGATAGATATGGACTCAGCAAAGCGCAGGGTCAGATGGGCTGATACCATCATTGAAGATGTGATTTATTCCACAGTTATCGGTAATTAGTAGAATTATTTACCTGTGATTATAATTAATAGGAGAAAACTATTATACTTTGCGCCTAAAAGCTGTATAGTTTGTGATATGCTCCGGCAGTTAAAGGCAAGAGCAGGTAACAGGGTAAAAGAGGCGGCTCCTGTTATCGATACCGCCTAGTTCGTCACTTCGCCGCAGGGCTGGGACTCGAACCGCATCGGCTGAGAGGTCGAAAGAATGCAGAGCGAGGAAGTAAGTAAACGGCGCACACCGGCGGGAAACCGGCCTTGTGTCGAAGCATGCATAACAGCCCTCTCCGGAGGGCTTTTTCATATCTAACCCATTGATATTGTTCCGATGCCGGAATTACGGTAACGAGGTAACTATGTATGACGAATTCGAAGGATTCTAAATACCCGACCAGAGCAGACGCTGCCAAAGCGCCGCCTTATACTGAGCGCGACAAGTTATCGGAAGAAGAGCAGGCAGAACGGAGCCGAAAGTTCAATGCAGCCCTGCTTTTGGGTAATGGATATTTCGAGTTATAAATCCAACTTGTAAGAGTTACTTACAGGTTCAACTCTCCGGAATTTCCGGATAGTTCATATTTTCGGTTATTCCGAACAACTGAATACTTGCTGCAAGGCTCTGGTAGCGCAGGGCAGTCCGGCTGAACTAAATCAGTCTCTCTTTTCAGGCACAAAAAAAAGCCGGTTTGGGAATAACCGGCATAAAGAATAAACGACATTATTTTCATATAAATTCAGGTTTTTGTTACCTTTCGATTATAACCTGAAAATACGCATTTATCCGTAATAAGCTTGAAAAACGATTAAACATGCGAATGTGTCTTTTATAGACTTATCTATCAGATATTTATTGTGTGAATTAAAAGTAATACATATTACAAAGGTCGCCCTGTGCGGCCTTTTTTCATATACGCCCCAGTAGCTCAACGGTAGAGCGCTCGGCTCATAACCGATGGGTTGCCGGTTCGAATCCGGTCTCGGGGCACCAATACGCCGCCACAGAATCCTGAACAAACAAACGTAATCAGCGCAGAGATACTGTGCGCGGCACCCTATTAACTAAATCCTCCGGAAGGGGGTGAGCTATGCGTATGACAGAAAAATACTCAAGCCCCTTTGCTTATGCGTGGGGATTCATTGCTGCCACTTTCGGTGTGATGTCCCTGGATCAGTGGGCGGTACTTATCGGCATTATCTGCACTGTCGGGACGTTTGCCGTTAATTGGTATTACAAGCGTAAAGAGTTCCTGCGTAAAACGGGTGGGGAATCATGAATAACCGATTATTTAAACAAGTCATGGCCGCCTGTTCTGCCGGTGCTATTGCCGGGGCGCTGGTGCTGATCCCCGCATACGAAGGTGTTGAGTACAGACCTTACCGTGATGTGGCCGGAGTGCTCACCGTATGTTACGGCCATACCGGCAGTGATATTCAGCCCGGCAAGCTGTACACGGACGCTGAATGTAAGGCGCTGCTGCA